CTTCTAAACAAACCACACGAAAGCAAGAGCAGACTAGAGTGCAGAAGTATTTGCCCTTTGCAGAAACACCTATATCACAGATCAGCAAGCAAACACTTCTTGAATGGTATGTTGATCTCATTAAAAGAGATGACATCGGAGTAAGAACAAAAAATTCATGTATCTCTTTGGTCAAATCAGTGTTTAAGTTTGCTAATGAGTTTTACAATGTGCCTAATACCGCAGTAGTTCTCAAAACGTTGAAACTGCCGAAGCAGAAAGAAATGGTGGTGTGGACAGTCGAAGAATTCAATCAGTTCATTCAGCATACAGAAGGTCATTACAAAAACATATTCACGTTCATGTACTGCACTGGTCTTCGCAGGGGCGAAGCGTTAGCCTTGTGCAAAGATGACTTTGATCTTGAAAAAGGAACTGTCCGCATCTGGCATCAAATCCGTAAATTTTCAGACGGTTTTCAGCCACTTAAAACGGAATCTTCAGAGAGAACATTGAAACTACCGACCAACGTGATAAACGCTGTCAGACCACTTGTAATGGCTTGTAGCGATGAAAAGCCGTTTGTCTTTGGCGGTGATGTTTCCATACCGACCGCAACGCTTCAGAAGAAGTTTGCTGACGGAATCAAAGCAAGCGGTGTGAAGAAGATACGCATTCACGATCTCCGGCATTCGTTCGCAACTAACGCAATCAACAACGGATGCAACATAGTAGCGGTGTCAAAGTATCTCGGTCACAGCAACATTCAGCAAACGTTAGAAACGTATACACACCTGTTAGAAAAGACGGATGATGAAATGATCCAGACCATGAACAATGTGGTCAGTGTGATACTACCGTGATACTACTAATTCAAACTTTTATTTTCAGTTATGTGCAATTATGGCTTATTTATGCGGTTTATGAGCGATTATAAGCAGTTATAAACAGTTATGATAAATACCCCATATGTGTCTAGAACGATAAAAAGCCGCATAAATATGCGGTTTTTCTTTGCTGTGATACTAAAATGATACTATTTTTGCCACAAAAAAAGCACCCACATCTTGGGGGTGATGTGAGTGCCTATACAAAGGAGATCATGCCTTGGAGCGGTTATTTAGATTTTAATGCATTGTCCTGGAATTCTTTTCTGACTGCTTTCATGCCTTCAATGTTATTACCGTCAATCATATGGTTCATCATGGCATTCAATGACCGAAGTATTAAATCATCGGTTTTCTTTCTCTGGTCCTTTTCTGATTCAAGATCAGTGATACGCCGTTCATGGTCTTCAATCTGGTTTACAGGTTTCATCACTGTGCGCAGAATACCGATCAGAGCGGCAAGACCGCCGCACAGCCAGAACAATGTACCAAGGGATATAGTGTAATCCATACTACTTATCCCCCTTGTTTGACTGGTAACCGAAATAGAATGTCATGATTGCAATCAATACCTGCATGAAGTTCTGCGGTATCTCCTGCCCATTGATAACCAGGTAACACAGACAGAACATAACCATGATGGTAATGATCGACTTAACGTCAATGAGTTTCGCAATCTGATTTTTCACTGTCTTTTCTTCCATATCATCCACCTCATGTGCCACATTTATAAACGTTTCCTGTGGCTGTTCTGTCTCTACGGGTATTTCTTCATGCTGTTCCGTGATCGGCTCAGAAACGGCTGAAATTGGCTCTAGCGGTATTTCTATGGTGTCTTCCAGAGCATCATGACAGAATGCCCACACGTTCGGAATCTTTCTGTTCTCACCTGTGCCGGAGAAGACATCATAGCCGTACTGAATGCAGCTTGAACCGCCTGCATCATTGAATACCAGGTCAAGCGCACCGATGGATTTTGCCCATGCTCGGCACTGATCCGGTGTTAATTTGCCTTTGCTGATGGCAAAGCAGAAGCGGTCTGCGGTTCTGATCAGCATGCTCTGACTGCACGCATAGTTTCGCCGCCATACCACATTCGGCGATATGTACTCGGTATCCTGCCCGTTGTGCATCAGCACCATTGCCGGACTGCCTGCGCATTCTATTTCGCCACGTGCATACCAGAAATCAAAATCATTGCCGACTTCCGTTGTGCCGTCTTTCTTTAAAGCATAATAGATGAATGCGCCCTGCCTTGGTACTTCCCACACGTTAATGCCGCATCGCACGCCGTACTGTTCGCCGCTTTCCATATTGAAGAAATTGGCATTCAGTTTCATGTCATAAACTGTGCCTAGTGTGTCAACATCTTGAATCGGTTTCGGTTCGGATGCCGCCATGAAGGTCAAGTGGTCACCGTCTGGGCATCCGCATACAATGATTTCAGTGCCTGCGTACATGTCTATACGCTTTTCCCATGAACCTATCATACTGCCCCAACCTTTCCACCGGAGCGCACCGATCCAGTCATTCTTCAGATCGGCGAAGCAAAAGAAAAGATTCCCGTTCTGGCGTTCGCCAAAGTACGAAGAACCTTCCCAATACATTGCGATGTGTGACAGTGGGCAAGATGAACCCTGCGCCCAGATGCACCAATCACCCTTGCGCACCTGGTTGTGATCTGTCACAAACTCAAACCACTGCCCAAAGCCTAACTGTTCACGATAGAACCAGTAGCCGTCAGCATAGTTGTTCGGCGTTGCTTTGACCGGAATGCCTGCCCACAGGCAGAATGCCTTGAATGCATCCACGCACTGTACGCCGTACACGCCGTCATAATCGAACGCTTTGAATTTATAGGCATCAACAAACTGCTGTGGTGTTTTCATTCTGATCACCACCTTTCTAGTAGAAAAGGCACACCGTTTTATGATGTGCCTTGAATTTGTGGGGAAACCGTCATGCATGCTGACGGTGTCACCTGTTCCTTTTCGGAAACAATCGCATATGGTCTCACATAGAGTTTCTGCATATGCTCTCTGTTAATCCCTTGTCTCGCATTTTCGCTTTTCCGCAATATTCTAATGCAAGGGATGCTTTAACACAATTTCTAACGCATTAACCAACACGCATGTGTGTTAACCTAACACAATTTTGCGTTAAGCAAAGTAGTTTGTTAATTTCGTTTGCAAAAACACACGAGCAATAGGAATCGAACCTATATCTGCGATTTTGGAGATCGCCATGCTTGCCGTTACACCATGCCCATATGTTTTAACTTACGTACTTAAAGTTCCCTTTTACTCAGTCGGCTCTTCTTCCACAGGTGTCGGAGTGACCACAGCATCATGATGGATGAATTCCTTATACCCTTCAACACAGTCAAGGTTTTCATCGACAATCATGACCTCTGCTGTGGCAACATCCTGTGCATTCCACAGTGTCTGACAGAGTCCATGATAGGTCACCTTTGCGCTTGCGACATCTGCGAAACCTTCTGCATGAATTGTGTAACTTCCGTTGATAACTTTAACAATAGCGTATTTCATAATTTTTCTCCTTTTCGCATTATGCGTTTAACAGTGATGTGAGAATGTCTGCGACTGTTACCGCTGTGACATTTGTGTTCGGTGTGATAGTTGCGCCGTTTGCGATTGTGGCTGTGACTCTGTACAACTGATTGCTGACAATAAGGAACTGATTCACCGTGTAGTTCCGTGTTGCCGTAAAGCCTTTTTCAGTCGGTGCAATCAGTGTACTGAAATCTGAAGGTAATCCGTCAACCTTGCTGACAATATCGGCAGGATATTTTGTGACATGACCGACAGGAACAATGCCAGATGTGACATATTCTTCAGTTCCGTACTTGCTGACCTTCTGATACTCGGTGTATGCCTGTGCAGTTTCTTCAGTCGGTGTTGCGAGTTCATAAACGACTGTGAGAGGATTTGCATCCATCAACGACTTAGTGGTTTCTAAATCTGTAAAAGCGTTATCATAAACGAAAATTCTAATACCTAATATTCTTATATATCCTTCTTTGGATGGAACAATGGCGCTTGGTAAATATCTTCTATTCGCTATTACATTCAGATTATTCTTACCTGCAGCCGAGAGCCTCACCTCGGCATATTTAACACCTGAACTTGCTGTATCAACCGTGAATATGTTATTTCCAGTAATTGTAATGATCGCATACTTCCTCTGCACCTTACCGTCCGCACTGTACACATCACCGTCATAATACAGATTGTTCGATGCATCGAGTTTCGAAATACCTCTGAGGTTCAGACTACTATCAAGCGGATAATTACCAATGATGTTGTTATCAGCATCCCTCATGACATGCGCAGACAGTCCTTCAACGCTTTTCAGTTCTCCTGCGTTGTATTCGTAGTAATCATTCGGAAACAGACTGCGGAAGAATGCTACTCCTGCTCCTGCATTGGCTGTTTCCATCGCATAAATCATATCAGCCACTGCACTGCCGAACATCTGAGTGAGGTCGAACACCATCGCATTCCGTGTCTGATAACTGTCGGATGTGGTGATATCTTTATAGTATGACTGCAATATTAACTGTGTGCTTGCTCTATCTGCGGAAAGCACATTTGCAAGTGTAAACCACTGCCCTGTGACAGGTGTGTTCTGTCTTTTCTCTGCGTTGAGGAAGAACAACCCGAATGCTGTTGTATCACCTGTTACGGCTTTAAAATCAGCGGTGACAAGGTATTTATGATCGATTACGGTATCTATACTATTATAGGCAGATACATACTTATAGCTTGTTGCACTTACAACCCATGTCGCAACATTATCTGCATAAGCACCGGTAACTCTGTTCCTGTTCCATCTTTCACCGCTTTCAAAATTGCCGTTCTGCACTATCTGATTCCACGCAACCGTACCGCCGACAATCGTGTCTGCTTCTACTTTTCCAACCTCAACACCACCACCGCTTACACGGTACAGATATGGTGTCTGGTCTGATGTATAGGAATCATCGGAGAAAACTTCGCCGACTGACATGTCGGGATAAGAGCCTGTAGGGAATTCTTCAAATGCGCTCTTTAAGTCAGTAATCTCTTCCGTGATCACCTTGTTCTGTACCGGATTCTGCGATGTGGTAGACAGTGCAGAATCGACTGCCACAGCCGCCGACTGGTACACGCCGCCAGACACCCATGCAGAACCATCATAGTAGTACCAATTTCCTGCCGTGTATCCGCTCTCTGATCCGGTATAAACATAGACACGATTTGTCAGAGTCATCTCTGCCGCTGTCTGAGCTACCAAGGGAGAGCCGAAAGTCTCGGACAGACTGATGACCGTTGCGGATGCATCAATCGCTTCTTGTAAAAGCGGTATTTCTGTCTCACTGATTTCTGTTCCTGCAAGCGCAGAACGTTCGACCTGGAGAATGAAGTTAACTGTGGAAACTCTGCCGCCATTGCTGTCGTACACTGTGATTTCGCACACTGTCGGACCGGCGACCGCTGTCATCTGCTCCGTGATCACAAGTGAAACCTGTGAGCCGTTTACGGTCATATCATACAAGAAACCTGTTTTGTCCGGCTTTGTGCCGCCGAGTCTGACCGTGTAGCCTGTTGCATCGAATAAGGTTTCATCATCGTACAGATTGAACACAAGTGTTCGCAGATCGGTGTCATACTGCGAACATCTGACCAATGTAACCAGACTGCTTGGGATCAGATTAATATCATATGTCTGTGTAATCATATGCTCTCCTTATCTGTTCTTAACATAAAGCACTTTTATTGTCATGGTGCTTGTGACGGTGTTACTGCTTGAGAAGTTTGTAATGTCATAATGTGCAGTGTTGTCGCTCTGCCAGATGTCACATCTGGAAGCAAAAACCAAGTTGCTTCCTGTGTTCCATCCGGCAATTGCAATCGGAATGTATCCGCTTTTTGCGATGCTCACAGAACCGTTATAGCCGTTGATGGGTTGTAAGGTATAAGGTACTGACACATTCTCCATCACGAAGTCAGATGCGTTTGTGACGGCATCCAATGCGGCTTGTACGTTGCTTGCACTCAGTCCGCTTGCTGCACTTGAATACATGACATTTTCCGCAAGCAATTTCATGTTGCTCACAGATGAGTCAATCGCTTCGCCAATTGCATCGTTGATCGATGCTTTCAGGTCGCCGATCGTGACCGTGTCATATTCTTCCGTCAGCACGTTGAACACTGTGCCGACAATTCTGCGTTTAAGGTTCACACCATATAAAGAGTTAATCACGGTAACCGTGTCACCGATCTGCATTTCTTTGTCTGCGCTGAACTGTAGACTGTCGAAAGCGACTTCCAGATTGGTGGAAAGAATGCCCTTTGTACTGATCCACGTTGCCGCATAAGTGTTCAGCTGATCTGCTGTCGGTTGTTCTGCAAAGAACGGTGTGCAGTCAAGTGTTCCGGTTCGTGCGTATGGATAATTTTCAGCATACGGCGAATACTGTATGCTTCCATAAACAGTCGCCCCACCTTCCATGCTCCAAAATGGAATCACTCCTGTCAGAGAATCTGTCCACGAAAAATCCTCTTGCAGATTGAAATCTGTCATGGTTTTTCCGTACAGAACTCTGATCTGCGTATCCGGTCTGCCCCTTCTGGCAAGCAGTTCAATCGAATAATTGTTAAACTTATATTCACCGCCGTATGTATCCAGAAGTGACCCACGAACACCGCCAAGAAGTTCACGGTAGGTTCTTGGCACTGCTACAGTCATCCATGTAGTAGATGTTTTGTCAGTGCTTAAAGTAAATGGATTATCTTCCATTGCGAAATCAGTCATGTTTGCGATTGCAGAACTAAGTGAATTCGCCGTGAAAGGTCTTACCGGAATCAGTTTGGCTCTGAACTGTGCGATGTGTGTCGCATATATTTCACAGATTCCGTCAATAGGTTTACCGATGTGTTCAACAACAAATCCCTGCCTCGGATCGGTCTTATTCGGGAGTGCTGCAATCACAGTACCAACATGAATGTCAGTGAAGTGCGGATCACCTGCCGCAATCTCCATTGTCAGCGAATATTCACCGTTTAACTGCTCAGTAACAAAAGCACTGACCGTGTTGATCAGTGCAATTCCATTTGCTGAAAAGTCTCGCGGTGTGTCACCTAACAGTCTCGGTTTCATACCTTCCACCACCTTGGTGTAAGTGACATCTTACGTGCGTATGATCCGTTTGAAATGGTGAACGATGTAACAGACAAAGTGTCACACATCCCTTCCGTGTTGCCATAAATCTTCACGAAATCATCAAGCGAATATTTATTTGAACCATTCACAGCATATATGGATTCGCTTTCAGCATCGTATTCAACATCAAGAAACACATCACCTGTGTATCCAGACACTTCATGACCGTAATTCTTTACCAAGTAGTTAATTGTTGTTTCTGGAATCAGTGACGTATCAAATACGAACAGTGCATCTTTTGTCTGTACTCCGTTCAGAAGCCCCACCATTCGCAGATAGTACGGATTCAGTACACCGCTGTTTTGGTCGTAAAAGTTATACTCCAAGCCTATCACAGGACTTGCACCGACTGCTTTGCTGTGACTTTGGGAAACAGTACCATCCCTGCCGATATAGTTCGTTATGGTTGTGGTAGTCTGGGCAGTGGTTGTCACCGTCCATGTTACTGTAAGCGGATTGTCTGCGTTGATACCGCTTGAAAGCGGAACTACATACCAGAAAGTACTTCCTTGCAGTGTTGAGTATGTAACTTCTTCATCAATACTTCCCGACAGCGAATAAGCGACCAATGCACGGACGATCGGTGTAAAGTCCGATGCTCTTATTGTACCCTGCAACAGGTAAATCGGATCACCTGTGTTTGTGGCAAGGCTGACATTCGTGCCGGATGCAAACGTTGTCATCTGAGAGAATACATAATTGTCTGCCTGTGGCAGTGCGGCGATCGGGATCAGACTCGCAATTTTCTGAAATTCAGCTGAATTTTTGTTTAGGATTGTCTTTATGTTGCCGTAACGGGCACCATCCGCTGTCGATGTTGTCGATGCCTTCAGCCACTTCTGTGGCTTGCATGAAAATGTCACAGAAAAATGAACAGTGAAATTCCCATCAGCATCGAACGGCTCAAACTCAATACCTTCTGCGAGGTATCCCATCTGGTAAGTGTCCGGATCGTAATCAGATTCAATCCGCATATATCCACTGTTGGAATAAAGCATCTTTTTGAACGCATCCAGATTGTTCTGCGGATAGTCTTTACAGTAACAGTCAAATCTGCGAAGCACATTATTCAGATGCTTGTCATTCTTCAGCAATGCACCATTTACAGAAGGCACATCGTAGGCTTCATATGCGTATTCCGGTGAATTCAGGAATGTGTCTGATGTGCAATAAATGGCAAACTGTGAAGATGCTACACCATTGATATAAAACTGCCTCATGTTCACCACCTCTGATTGTTTCTCATAATTCTTGCAGTGATCTTTTCAGCCGCAAGGTTTGCAACCTCATTCGGGTTCATTCCTGCACCGTTCACTGTCATGTTGATCGTAGTGCCGCCTCCAGATGCGCTCCGGATCATCTGCATCAGTTTGCTTTCACCGATCACCAATTCAGCACCGCCACGGTCGCCGAATCTCAGATTTCCGTTGATAGTCGGAAGAACGGTCGGTCTGGTGAACCGCACTGCATCGGTGTATGCAGAAGCATATGCGGAATTCCATGAATTCCGATTCGGCGAGTTATTGCGGTATGTGGATTCGTAAGTGTTTTCGTACACGTTTATGTGTACATCCTTGTCCATATGTGTGCCGTCAAGTTTTTCTTTGATTCTCTGAATTGCGTTGATTGCCGCATTCTTGGCATCTTCAAACTTGCCGGAGATGGCATTATAAACATCTTGGAATTTTGTTCTTGCTGTCTGCACGATTGTGCTGTCGCTGATTGCTGAAATCGCATTAGACAGGAATCCTGTTACCGCATTGTATGCATTTGTCATCTGCCCACTGACCGCAGTGTATACGGATGTGAATTTTGTGGTAGCCGCACTGACAATCGAACTGTTAGCCACACTGTTATATGCATTTGTCATGGCTGAACTGACAGCAGTTTTGATATTGTTAAATGCTGTCGTAGCCGCATTCTTTGCGGCTGTCACATTTTTGCTGACAGTATCCTTGATACCTTCCCACCGCTTTTTAAGATCACTGCCGAGTTTCTTTCCCCAGTCCATGATCTTGTCCCAGTTCTTATATAGAGCCACACCGATCGCAATTAGCGCACCAATTGCCAGCACAACCGTGCCGATCGGTGCCGCCAAAGCAGCCAACGAAGTACCAGCCGCCGCCATTACTCCGCCCATAGCAGAGAACACACCGCTTACAACGGTCACAATCGTGTTCAGATTACCAAGTAATGAAGCCACAGGAGAAATCGCCGCCACAAGCCCCAAAATGCTTAATATGACAGTCTGTGTTGTACCGTCAAGATTGCCGAACCAGGTAACAACCTGTAACACAGCATTCACCAACTTCTCCATTGCCGGAAGTAACGAAGTTGACAGTGATGCACCCATCTTGAAAAACGCTTGTGTGGTGGTGTTCTTCAGTTTGTCCATCTGGTCATTGAACAGAACTGCACTTTCCACAGCATCACGGCTCATGATTGTACCTGTAGATTCAGCTTCTTCGCCTAACGCTTTAAGAGCCGCACCGCCATCATCGACAATACCTGCCATTTCCATCGCAGACTTGCCGAAGATTTCCATGCTTAGTGCATCACGTTCGGTTTCATTGTCTACTTTGGACAGCGCTTCAATCGTTTCGTAGAAAACAGAATTGGCTGACCGGAGATTTCCGAATACATCTGTGGTCTTGACTCCTAAAGTCTCAAACGCAGTCGAACCGGAATTCATGCTCTTTGTCAGTTTGGTGACCGCTCCGGTCATTGATTCCATGCTGACATCGATAAAGGATGATGCATACTGCATCTTCTGAAGTTCTTCCACAGTGAAGCCTGTGACATTGGACAGTGTTAACAGATCATCAGCAGATGCCGCAGATTTGACCGCCATTGCGACCATACCTGCCGCCGCTCCTGCCGCCGCAGTAGAAATGACTTTGGTCTTGTCAGCAACTTCCTTTGCCTTTGCTGAGAACGCTTCAAGTTGCGGATGACATGCCGCCGCCTGTTTTTCAAGATCTTTCAGTTTTGAAGTTGTCTCAACTAATTCTCTTTGTAATGCCCTCTGCTGTTCTTGGTTCTCTTCCGTGATTCCGGCTTTCTCCATCTGCTGAAGAGCCTTTTTTAATTCATCTTCACGCTTTCTGGTATCGTCTACCGCTTTTGTCAGATAATCCTGTTTCTGTCTGAGTAAATCAACGTTTGACGGATCAAGTTTCAGCAGTTTGTTGACATCTTTTAATTTACTCTGTGTATCACGTAAAGAGACATCAATGGCTTTTAAGGATTTTTCTAACCCTGTCGAATTACCATCAATATCAATGGTGATACCTTTAATTCTCTGTGCCATTTATGCCCCCTTAAAACTTATCAAAGTCTTCCTGTGTCGGCAGTTCTGGGTATTCAATCGAATCGTTTGCTTTCTCTACCCACATATCCATGATCATGCCGATGGTCAGCAAATCCATATCTTGAATTGATATTCCGATTTCTACACATCTAAGCAGAAAAAGAGCGGTCGTTAATTGCCGCTCTGTTCTTCTGCTTTTTTTTTGGATTCTTCAATTGTTGTGTTGTTCAGTGTCCACATCTCAACCAACTCTGGAAGAATTTGATAAATTGAGAAGACATTAAACTGATCAAGCCATTCATCAGCATCCGAAGGGATAGATTTATCCGCCTGGTATGCCATCACCCAAGCAATGTTTTCGAACACTTCCAGATTTGCCGTGCTGAGATTCCCACCGCTCTTTGAGATTGCATCCATCAGTGTCTGCATATCCGCAAAGATATCACGGTTAAATTTCATGCGGTAAATTCTCGGTGTTGCACCAGATGCTTTGAACGGTATTTCAAGACCGTCAATTTTTAATGTCTTCTCCATGTTTTTTCCCCTTCTTTAATTAAAGTGCAGGTTCATAGACCTGTGTATACCAAGCATCGTACTGAGTTGCCTGTGTGTCAGTAACCTTTGATTTTACGACCTTGTCACTGATTCTCGGCATGCATGTGATGTTCAGTGTTTCCGTCTGCGGTTCGATGCTTGCTTCAGTTGTTGCACCGTTAACAGATGCTCTGGATGCCGTGCAACGATACATGCAGTGTCTTGTCTTGTTTGCATCGCCTTCAAACTGAAACAGCAGTGCAAATTCAACAACAGGTGTGCCACTCTTTTCAACAAGAACACTGTTCGTATCTGCGATTTCGCCAAGCACATCAGTCAGAAAAGAATCTGGAATGAGTGCAAGTTCAAGCGTGCCGCTATAACCGTTGTTTGCAGTAGACTGGAAATACAGAATGTTGTCTGCATAGAACGGATTGGTGTCGCCTTCAGCATCAAGTGTGAGACTGACCGCACCAGGAAGTTTGACCGGAGTGCCATATGTCAGTGTGCCACCTGTACCCTCTGTGGCAATCGCATAGGCACATTCGGACAGACCGTACTTCACTTTATTAGCCATTGATCAATATCTCCATTTCATAAATTGTTTCGAAAAGTTGTTCCGAATCTAAAAACACAGAATCTTTTTCCCAATAGATGTGGTTGGCATCTAATACGGTTTCGATCTGTGTTTCTGCTTCGAAATCTGGATTTTTTGAGTACAGTTCAATACTTACTGAATTGATTTTCTGATATACCGCATTATCCGCACCGAAGTTGTCGGAGTTGGGATAAAAGAATACGAAGTATGGCGGTTCTGGCACGTGACCAATCGGAAACGAATAATAGGTATACGGCAGTCCGATTGAAGCCATCATTTCATTGATTTCTTTCAATGTCATAACTTCTTTATCAACTCCTCTTCTACCTTTTTCTGTGCTTCATCATTGATCGGTGCGATGTGTTCGAATTCTGGCGATTCGCCAACGATTCTGCCACCTCTTGCGATTACATGCCCATGTTCAAGCAAGTGTGTTAACTGACCTTTCTTGTTATAAACACGTGCTTCAATGTAAAGCCGTTTCCGCTTGATTTGCGTATCCCATGACCGCTTGTACTTTGTGCCGTTGAAATCTCCGGCAGAATGCAGTTTCTGTTCAGCATCCAATGCTGTTTCAGTCACCACTTTCGCCATCGTTTCATCGACATCTTTTGCATATTCTTCAAGGTATTTGTTAACTGTAGCGGCAAATTCTTCTGGTTTGATTCTAGGCATTGCCCATTTTCCTCTGAACGTAAAGTTCCAAGATATCGTTTCTTGCTTTATACGTTCGATAAATGGTGTACTGAATGCCGTTGTATTCTATGATCTTTTCGCCGCAGTACTCTGGTGCGAAAATACGCATTCTGAATTCTGGATTCAGTCCATTTCTGCCACCTTCAAACCATTCTGTACTCGTCACAGATGACACATCAGCGAAGATCATTCGCTTTTTTGTCTCTGGAATGAGTACACCATATTCATTTTGGGTGAACACTTCGCCAACCAGATAAACCACCGTTGATCTGTCCATAAATCACCACTCTGTGTAATTTGTCGCCATGGACATCTGCGCTTTCTGCTCATCGTAAGAAAGTTTCAATCGTTCGTATTCGTCTGGTTCTCCGAAATGCATTCGGCAGTAAGTAATGACTGCTCTCAGAGCAAGCGCATCAGTAAGTTCAACGTTTGCCCCATCTGCACCGCCAATTTTAAGGTCAATCAATGCCGCATTAATCAGATCAGAAATTTCGTCATCGAAATCGCTTGTGGTGATCCGTAGCGCAAGTTTAACTTTCACCAATGCAGTGTTCATTGTCTTGCTCCTTTCGAGAAAAAAGGCGGTTTATTTCGCCGCCTTTTTCTGAGGTTTTTCTTCCTTGGCTGCGGCAAACTCAACAAGGCCAAGTTTTTCAGCAAGGGCAAACTGCTGTTCAGATATTTCAACAATCTGCCCTGCTTTGACCGTCAATGTCGCATCTTTCAGAACCTTGGCTTTCATGCCGCAGTAACCTTGGCAAATCCGTTCGGACGTACCAGATGGATGTCAGCAAGAATCTTGCCGACAATCTTGACCATATCGCTTTCAGCCAGACTTCTGTCATCAACGATGAATTTGAAGTCTTCGCCTTCCGGGAAGTTTGCAACCACACCGTCAAGGTCGCCAACAAGCATACCTGTTACAGTGTTGTTGAACAGTACTTCAAGACCATTGAACGGGTCTTCGATTTTTGTACCTGCTGTCGTACGTTCGTTCATGATTGCCGCATAGTTTGTCTTGGAGATAATAACAACAGGGTTTGTTGCTTCGTCAGACAGGCGTGCAAATGCCGCCATGACTGCTGTGTTGTCAATCGGATTTGTAACAGCGGCAGTCAGTGTACTTGCAGAAATTTCAGCAACCACTGCGTTTTCCAGAGCAATTGCCAACTGATGACCGAATTCATCCATCAGATAATCCATGAATGCTCTGCCCTTCAGAGCAAGAACACGGTCGCTTACCTTGATCCACTTCTTGTAGTACTGCGCAATGAAGTTTACATATGCAAGTGTAAGTGTTTCTTCTGCCGGAGCGTTTGCGCCTTCTGTATGCTTTACTGCGCCAGTTGCGGATGCTTCATAGCCTACAGAATAATTTCCCTGCACATACACTTTGCGGATTCTGGACAGAATCGGAGACTTATTCCAGTCAGTCCAGATGTAATCATCAACGATGTTGGAAACTTTAACAGTTCCACCTGTTGCATCAGTTGTCAGAAGCGCACGCTGTTCAGCGGTTGCGTTGCCCTTGATATATTCAGCAAGAGCATCAATCATCTGTTCCTTACGTTCTTCAACGTTCATTTCCTTTTTCTCCTCTTTGAATGCCTTCATGACATTCCCTTCACCCTGTGCGACACTCGCACGAATTTCAGCCTTCTTGGCTTCGTTTGCTTTTCTGCTTTCCAGTTCATCCTTGATAGAGCGCATTTCAGATTCAAGTGCATCAAGGTCTGCTTCTGGACTGTCGATTTCTGCGACAATTGCGGTCTGTCTTGCTTCAAGTTCAGCAATTGTCATTTCTTTGACTTCCATCATTTCACCTCTGCAAGAATTCTGATTCTTGCCTTCTTACGTTCAATTTCACGCTGTTCGGCTTTTGCACTCTCCAGTGATGCTTTTGCGCTATCCAGTGCATCGGCAAGACCTCTTGCTTGAATTGACGTTGCTTCATATGCAGGGAAGGTAACGGCTGAAACCTCAAAAACACGGCTGATCGAAAGAATGTGCCGTGTTGGGTGTTCAGTATCAATGTCTTCCCACATATCCTTATCAACCGAAAACATAAATGACATTCCGGAAAGGTCACCACGTTCAACGGCTGAATAAAGGTTTCTTGCATCCGTGTTGTTTTCTGTGTCAAGGTTCACACGGATCGCCATGCCACGTGACGGGTCAACTGTCATCTGCATGGTGCTGTTTTCGTTGTTATTTCTTGATCTCGCTAACGGGATCATGTCGGTGTTGTGGTTAATTAAAAACCGCACATCCTTCAGATCGGTGCGGTCAAGTGCGCCACTGTCAATGACTTCATCATACCAACCAAGGTCAGTACGTTCGTTGTATACAATAGGCATGCCTGTTAGCATGTTGCCACGTTCGTTTGTTTCTGCTCTTACTTCAAAATTAAAAGCACGAATTTCTTTCTTATTCATCGCTGTTCACCTTTTCTGTGGCATTGTAGTATTCGCCACGAATGATATACGCTTGCCCTTCTCCGTTCGGTAACGGCGGAAGATTCCAGATTTCACGGATTTCATCACGGTTCATGATTCCCCTATCAGCCAACTGTGCTGATACGTTCAGTTTGTCTTGGTTCGACAAATACTGAAGGCGGTTAGATGTCGCCATGACTTGATTGCCTTCTGCCTGTTCTCTCAGCGTGAAAAGCATCTTGGTCATGACTTCGCTGAACTGGATTGCAAACGGTTCGACCGCACCTTCATAAAAAGCACTCCAGGCATCGCCATAGGCTTTGTTCTGGAGAACATCTTCATTCACTCCGAAGTAATCGAAAACGTTCTTTCTGATAACATCGATCTGGTCAGCATCAATCACCCACGGCTTGACATCAATCTGTTTGATATCCTTGTAGGTATTTGGGAAAAGTAACAATCCCCCTGCTTCGGCATCTTTGGAAAAGTTCAACTCCGTGAATCTTTTTCGTTCGTTTTTAATGTCTTCAGCCTTTGCAAAGTTGGTCAGCGAACCATAGAAGCGATATGATGCAGCACTCTTAACACCTTCTTCAATGCCTTGATTCTGAATGTGAATCAGTTCAGTTGTTGGGTACAGTGCTTCATTCGTTTCGCCGAAGAAATCAGACTTATACTGATGCTTGGTCATGATGCCGCAATACTCTAATTCGATTGCGCATTTCTGATGCCAACCGAATTCATAACGGAGATACGGCACATTATTATAAGAAACGATTTCGCATTTATGCGGTAACGGTGCCACAATTCCAGATGGTTCGCCATATTCATCGTAAACAGGACAGATAAACGCTGTGTTGTGTACATCCAATACGGTCGAAAGTCTATACATGAACTGCGACCATGTCTGAAACTGATTCGGTGCTTTTCGCATCTTAGACTGTAGTCTAGGTCGTGCCGCTCCGATCATTTCAACGTGAAGTTTTGAAATGTGTGTGGCTCTGGCATTGATTGCTGACCGAATCAATTCACTTTCATAAATGCCACCATGCCAGTCTGTGAACCTTGGCACATAGCCGTTCAGCATTCTGAAGGTTTCTTCATAACCAACTGGCTTCGGTCGGTTTTTAAATATCAAGTCAAATAATCCCATATCATTCACCTGTTCGTTAATCGGTCGCCAATCTCGCCGTACCACTTCTGTCTGACCGTCATTGCATCCAATAAGGCGGCAGTGCCGTCAATATGTACCTTGTGGTTTACTTTGACCAATTTACCTCTGCCCCTTTCCGTTGACATCTTGATAGCGGAATCCAATAAATGCATTCCCAACAAATCATTGTCACCAATATGAATCTTGCGGTCTTCTAACAGACCTTGTGTTTCCTGTATCACTCCGTATAAGTTTTCACCTTGAAATACATCATCCATGTGGAAACCTTCAGACTGCATGTCTTGAACCAGGTACTGTGCGCAGTATCGGTCGTAACCTATTTCAAGCGGTAAAATCTCATAGTCTCTGACCAACTCCATGAACCAATTTTCACAATCGTGATAGTCTATGAAATTGTCTCCAGAAGGGTATAACAAACCACGCTGAATGAAAGCGTTGTATGGCACTCCGTCTCTTTGTGTGGCTTCATCAATCTTTTCGGATGGTAACCAGAAGCGTGCAAATACGTATAATTCGCCGTCTTTCTCAATCACCACGCAAGCACAGGTTAAATCTCTGGTCTGGCTCAAATCTATTCCGGCAACGCAGTAATGCCCACGGAAATCATCAAGGTTTAACTTCTCACCCTTCGCATCGTTGACCAATCTTGAAGGCAACCATGCCACAGATGAATTCTGTTTGATATTGCAGTACTTGGTGATGAACTCCGCTTTTTTGGATAAAGAACCTTCTGCGATTGCGATTTCTTCCAGAAGGTAATCAACCGAAACAGAAACACCAAGATTCGGATTTGATTTCTTTAATTCGTTTATGTCGTTCCATTTATCAACATCATCAATCATGTACAGAAATGGAAGTAAACGTTTTTCTTTTGATTCACCTAACAGGAACCGTGTTGACCGTTTTATCAGTTCATCATAAATGCCTTCATTGACATATCCGGCAGTACTGATCGACAAGATCAATGGCTGTGTTCTTGCACCCACAGCCGATTTCATAACCTCATACTGTTTAAGTCCTTGGTCACCCTGCCATGATGCGATTTCATCGCAGATCACCATTGAAGGATTGAAACCATCTGACTTCTTTGCATTGAAGGCAATCTTTTTAATGCTTGAATTTGTGTCAGCAACATAAATGTCAGATTTGCGGTGCTTGCTCATTTCCAATAGTTCTGGGTCAAGCGTGATCGACTGCCACATATTTGAATAGACAATATCGGCTTGATCTAGTTTCGGAGCAACACAGAAGATTCTTCCGCCGTACTCGCCGTCATTGAACAAACAGTTTTCGCCGATGCCAACTGCCAGTAAAGACTTGCCCTGCTTTCTGGACAGCACACCGACAACTTCACGAAATTGGCGGTTTCCGCTCTGGTCAACAATTCCGAAGATCGCCGCCACCATTGCTTTCTGCCATAACTCAAGTTTCAGCAGATTCGGTGCCAATCTGCCTTCAGTGTGATGCACTCTGTTCTCAATAAAACTGATTGCGCTGTTCGCTTTCTTGGAATCGTAGAAGAATTCTTTGCTTTGGAGACCATGAACAATGTATTCATACACCAACCGCACCCACCGACCGACAGTCACACGACCATCTTTGATTTGTTGGTAGTATTCCAGAATAAAATCGTTCATCTTGCTCCTGTTCTCGCTATGTTCGACTAAGACAGAGGAAAATCTGTG